CCATGACCGCCCTGCCATCCCGCGCGCTGGATATCCCGCGCAAGCAAAAAGCCATGCTGCGGGCAGACCTGGTGCGACATTACGCGGCATCCGTTGCCCGCGCATCCAACAAGGCCTACGCGCGGGATGGCTTCATCCAGGCCTACCACGCCGGGGCGTACCCGGACCTGCTGCGCGAGCTGGGCCCAACCTCCTGGAAGACGATCGAGCGCTGGAAGGTTGCCATGCAGCGCTCGGGGGATGCCTTCACTTTGGCTGATCGGCGCGGGTTGGCTCAGCGCGGCCAGAGTAGTCTGACGGACGCAATGAAGCAGGCCGTGCTCAGACTGGCCCTACACCCTAACAGGGTGCGGCTATCCACCTGTATCACCATGACTCAGAAAATGCTTCAGGCTCAGGGCGCTGAATATGTGCCTTCAGACGCCACGTTTCGGCGATTTCTGAACACGTTCCAGGAGCGCAACCAGGACGTGTGGGTGTTCTGCAGGGAGGGCCAGAAAGCATGGAATGACAAGGTTGCCATGTTTGTAGATCGAGACCTGAGCGTGCTGCAACCCGGCGACGTCCTGGTGGCCGACGGTCATCGTCTTAATTTTCAGATTATTCACCCGTTCACAGGGCGTCCGACCAGGATGGCCTTGGTGATGTGGTACGACATGGCCAGTAATTATCCAGCTGGCTGGGAGCTCGCTTTTGAAGAAAACACCGAAGCCCTGGTTGCCGGGTTGCGGAGGGCTCTGCTGCGTCTCGGGAAGCCGGGTCGGGTGGCCTACATGGACAATGGTCGGGCTGAACGCAGTCACTATTTCGTTGGCGACCTGAGCCAGAGCGGCGTGGACGGCCTGTTCAAGCGCCTGGACATGGAAACCACCTTTGCCTGGGCCTACCACGGCCAATCAAAAACAATAGAGCGTTTTTTTCTGTACCTTCGGCAGCTGGAAGAGTTGATGCCCGGCGGCACGGGATCCTGCATCGACCTCAAGCCAGCGTATCAAAAGCGTGGCGAGTTCGCACATAGGGAAATCTGGGAAGCCAGTGGCAGCCCGGTCATGACCCTTCCGGAAGCACACAAGGCCGTGGCCAGCTGGGTGGACTATTACGTGGAACAGCCTCAGCCACGCAGCCACCTGAAGGGTCGCTGCCCACGCGAAGTATTCGACGCCGGCCGCGGCGACGGATTGAGCGAACAGCATCTGTCGTGCCTCCGGGAGTGCATGCTCACCGCCCGCAAACGGCAGGTGTCGCGGTGTCAGGTGAAGCTGCCGGGCAGCATGATCGGGTCTGACACCGAAATCACCTATTTCTCCGAGCGGTTGTATGGCCGCAAGCACGACGTGATCGTGAAGTACGATCCACAGGATCTGTCCAGCGTGGACGTGTACGAAATGACGGGTGAGTTCCTGGTCACGGCCATGATCAAGGGCAAGGACCATCCTATGGCCAGGCTGCTCGGCTCTGAAGAAGACAAGCAGCGGCTCCAGCTTCACCTGGAGATGCGCAAGCACGCGGAAAAGATGGCCACGGCCACGGCCAAGGAGTTGCTGACGGGCGAAATCTTGCCGGGCTACACGGCCAGTCTGGACCGCATGGGGCTGTCCTCATGCGCCCAAGTAGAGCTCCCGGTCCCAACATCTGCCCGTACTACGAAGGCAAAGTCCACCCAGGTCGCACCAACTCCCACAGACGAAGATTTCGAGGCTGAACTGGCCGAACTGCATGCCATGAACCGGCCTGTTCCTGATGCGGAAACGGAGCCAGAAGAGCCGGACTTCGAGCCCTACGTCATCAGCCCTGCGGATCAGTTCTGGACTGATGTGCGCGGCACGTATCCGGAGGAGGACAGGTACGAAATGCTCTTGGAGGCAGAGGCTCAGAGCATGGTCATCCCCGCGGAGTTCACGGCCTTCATGCGCTATTTCGAACAGACCGAGAAGTTCGGCCGCATGCGCGATTATTTCGAAGAATTTCGGGTGAAGATGGCCCTGCTGTACGCGGCCCAGCCGGCCGCGGAAGTCTCGGCCAGACCATAAAAAACGGCGGTCGCGCTGCTGGAACCATTGCGACCGCCACAACAAGAAGGAGTGCTAAACGTGAAGCTCAACCCGTCCTTTGTCAAGACCCGCAACGTGCGCAATTTCGAAGTCCTGATGGACACTCTGGCCCTGGCCGAGGGGGAAGGTAGGTTCGGGCTGGTATTCGGCCAGGCTGGCCGCGGCAAAACGCGGACCAGCCAGTGGTACTCAGCCCAGAACCAGAGCGTGTATTTGCGCGTGTTGTCCATCTGGAACACCTCTGAGCGGGATTTTCTGCGGGCGCTGGCGACAGAGCTGGGTGTGCGCGCCATTCCATGGTCCAAGGCCGCGGTATTCAAAGTGGTGATGGACAAACTGGTGGCAGATCCAAAGCCCGTCATCCTGGATGAAATGGAGAAGATGCCGCCCAAGTTTCTGGGCTTCGTCCGAGACCTTTCAGATCTGTCCGGGGCTCCGGTGGTTTTCGTCGGCGAGGTCGACCTCCTGACCTACCTGAAAGCGGAGCGCAGAGTCTGGAGCCGCGTGTTCCAGGTCGTGGAATTCGAGCCCATCGGAGCTTCGGACATCGTGTTTTATGGGGCTGAAGTAGCCGGCCTGCGCTTCGACAAAGCCGCGGCAGCTCTGGCCGCCAAGGATTCCGACGGTGACTTCCGGCAGGTCCGCCGCCTGGTGGTAGCTCTGGCCAGGATGGCCGAAGGCAAAGGCGCATCGGACGTAAATTCCGAGATGGTCAGCATCGCAGCCAAGCAAGCACTGAAAGGGGCGTAACATGGCAGGAAGAAAAGGAAGTTTCGCTCAGATGTGCAGGGAGCAGTTCGAAGCCAACGGCCAGATGACCGTGTCCGAACTGCGGGCCGCGATGATCAGGGTCGCGCCCGAGAAGGTAGCCGGCCGCAAGGTGCAGCCCATGATCCAGGCGGTCCTCCGGGACCTGATCAAGAGCGGCGAGGTCACACGGGTGGCTGAGAGGACCTACCGCTGGGCGGCCCGCAAGGAGCCGGTGCAGCTGCGACAGAAGATGTGGTCCATCCTGCGGGCCCGCCGCACCGTCAGTATCGAGGACCTGATGGAGCTGACCGGCGCGAGCCGCAATTACGCCCGCGCATGGACCACGATGTTGGAGGGCCACGAGGTCGTCCGGCGTCTGGAAGACGGGCGCGTGCAGCTGGTGAGCGATCCGGTGGTGATGCCTTCGGATACGACCAAGGCCGAAAAGCTGAAGGCAATCCGCGTGCGAAACGCTTTGGCCGCAGTGCGGGAGCGCATTGAGCAGGTAACCGTTGCGGTGAAGGAGCTTGAGGAGGCTGTCTCATGAATTGGGTAGCTGGGTTGTGCATATTGATGTTCGTGGTCGGGCTTGCGCTCGGTTGGGCGATCTGGGGTAGATAATTTAACTATTGGAGGGTGCTATGGTCAGTCAGGAAATACGGAACTGCGGGATCGCGCTGGGCGCGCTCATGCACCAGGTGACCGAGGAACAGGCGGCGATGATCCGGCTCATCAAGGGGAACCTGATCGCGGCGGCGGACATGGCGAAGGAGATGGAGCGAGGGCTGGTGGTGCCGACACTTTTCAAGATCAACTGCGATGGCGACTGCAGAATCTGCGCCGCCGGACCCAACAATTTCAAGAGATAGGAGAGAGAGCATGGACGGCTACAAGAAAAACGCCATGGGCCACCTGGTCCCCGTCGAGCAGATCCAGCCCATCGACTTGGCGCGTGACGAGCTGGTGATGGAGAAGGCGGCCAAAATCAAGGCCGCGCAGGAGCAGCTGCGCCAGCTCAAGGCTGAGATCATGGGCGACATCGAGGCCTTCGTGTCGCTGGCTGCCGAGAAGTACGATGCCCAGGTTGGGGGGCAGAAAGGCAATGTGACCCTGATGTCCTTTGATGGCCGTTTCAAGCTGCGTCGGCAGATCTCCGAGAACCTGAGCTTCGACGAGCGCCTGCAGGCGGCCAAGAGCTTGATTGACGAATGCATCCGGGAATGGACCCAGGGCAGCCGTACCGAGCTGCAGGCCCTGATCAACGATGCTTTCCAGGTCGACAAGGAAGGCCGCATCAACACCGGCCGCATCCTCGGCCTTCGCCGGCTGAACATCGATGACGACCGCTGGCACAGGGCCATGGAGGCCATCAGCGACAGCCTGCAGGTGACGGGCACGACAGCGTATTTCCGGCTCTATGAACGCGTCGGCAACGGCGACCGCTACGTGAGCGTGCCTCTCGATATGGCGTCGGTCTGACCCTGCGAAACGGCCCTGCGGGGCCGTCGTCCCGGCGTGGTTGCCGGGGCCTGACGAGCAGCCAGGAGGTCATCCAAATGCAGATCATATGCGGGATTTGCGGGCATCGAGACGACGCGGACAAGTTCGTGCCGCGGAAGCCGGACCCATACGGGCCGGACTGGGTCTGCCCGAAGTGTGAGTGCGGCGTGTACGTGCCGGCGACGCTTACCGCCGATGATCTTGTCGCCCTGGGAGGGAAGGATGCTTCAGCATGATGGAGCCGGTCCTGGTGCGGCAGAGGATGTTCGTGGACGGGATCGAGTGCACGGTGACGGAACTGATGCCGACCTACCCCTTATTGACGACGTACCGCGGGCCTTTTGCAAGAATCATTGCCTTGCCTGGACAGAGCGCAAGCTCAGAAACAAGCAGGACGCCAGCTACTGCGCCCGGATCGTGTGGCCGCCAGATGATGACGGGAAGCGGCGCTGCCGGTGGGAATGGAAACGCATCAAGGAGAGGATGAGCCTATGTGCGAAGCTGAAGAAGTCCTGAATTGGCTGCTCGAAGAAATTGAGCAGAAGTCGAAAGATGTCACCGCATGTGGAGACGACTTATACTGGGCGGTCGAGCTTGGAAGGGACTGCGGCGACGCTATGGGCCAACTAGACGAGCTTATGATTGAGTTCAAGGAACTAGCCAGAGAAGCCAAGCAGCGCCTGAAGGAAGCCAGGCAGCAGGTGGCGGCATGAAGCGCGAAGACTGGACGAATTTAGAGGCTTATTTGCGATTTCCGTGCGCAGCATCGGCGATACTCGTGGATGGCCGGAAGGTGATGCTTCAGGTGCGGACAGAGGGCATGCAGATGGTCATTTTCGTATTCGTTGACGGAGCGATGAGGGGAGCGTGGCTCGACCCAACAAGGCCTTGCCCGGAGCAGGCGTTCATGCGGCGAATCGAGTCCTACCTGTGGTCGAAAAAAGAAAGGGATGGCGCAGCAAAGTTCGCAAAGCGCTTCGGAAAGCGAGAAGCAAAGAAGTATCTTGGGGATATGAACAAGAAATACGTGCATTTTTCTCCGTATTTTCCGTCAGTGCGGGCCATTCGGGCCCAGTACGAGAAGACCTTCAAATCAATCGAGCTGATTGAAGTATGAAAGCCACCTGCCCCCACTGCGGTACCTACGGCCCCGTCGAAATTTTCCTCACGGACGGCGACGCCAAGAGCGTGCAGCTGGCCGTGGCCGCCCTGCCCGGCGAGCTGCCGCGCCTGACCTGGTCGTACCTCGGCTTGTTCCGCAAGCCGGGCAGCTCCAGGGTGCTGACCTGGGAGCGCGCCGGCCGGATCGTAGCCGAGCTGGCCGCCCTGGTGGCCGAGCCGGATACGCAGTGGAAAGGCGGCCGGGTGGTGCAGAACCGCCCCGAATTTTGGGCCCAGGCCATCAAGCTCGTCCTGGACCGCGATGCCCAGGGCAAGCTGGAACGCCCCTTGGACGGGCACAACTACCTTCGGGCCGTGGCCTATGAGCTGGCCGAGAAGGCTTGGTATCAGGGCAATGTACGGCGCGAGGAAGAGGCCAAACACAGGCCGCAGGAACCCCAGCCGCAACGTCGGCGGGATCCGGAGCGAGACGAACACATCGTGCCTTTGGCCGAGGGCCTCAGAGATTGGCGGAAGAGGCTGGGCGTAACCAAGGGTGCAGGAGGCGATGATGGCGAAAATGGTCGTTGATGTTGAAATTTCGCTGGTTGGTGATGACGGCGAGCATCTCAGCGGGTCCGGGTACTACGAAATGCAATTGCCCGACGGCGAACCCACGGCCTCAGAAGGATTTTTCTGGGGGGCAATCGGGGCGCTGAAAGAGGCCTCGGCTGAGCTTGAGTGCGAGATCGAGGCGGAAGAAGAACGGCAGAAACGGGAGGAATTATGACCACCCCTGACATGATCAACCTGATCCGGGCCAACACCCAGCCGTTGAGTCAAAAGACCCTCCAGGCCATCGCCGACCGTCTCGAAGAGCAGCACGCCTACCTGCGCAGCTGCCTGTGTACGATCGACGTGCAGGAAGAGCAGCTGCGTGGCATCGGCGGCGAGCTGGCCGAGAGCGAGCGCCACCGGCAGATCCTGACGGAGCAGAACAAGGAGCTGCTGGGTGTGCGCAAGACGATGGAAGCATTGGAAGCGGCTCTGGCCCCACTCTTGGCATGGGACGATGCTGAGCGCCGGGCTTCAATCATAATGGGGCCAGCTGAGATCATGCTTGAAAGCCTTGGCTGCACTGTGGTGGCAGAAGACTTTGACCGCATCAGGCAGGCCCTTTCGCACTGTCGCGACGCGGAGGCCCGGAGTCATGACTGAAGAATGGCGCCCAGTGCCCGGCCATCCGCGCTATGAACTGAGCAACCTTGGCCGCCTGCGCGGGCCCAGGCAGCACGTGAGCCCGCGGCTCCGCCACTCGCACCGCCCGGCATCAGCCATGTACCCGGTGCCCGTGGGCAACTCCAAGTGCGTGGCGCTGATGATCCGGAACGCCATGCGGGACATATGGGGCATCGCCTTCGAACCGACCGAAGAATGGGTCGAGCGGATCCGCGCCGAAGTCGTCCAGATGCGCGCTGGCAAGCGGGCGGCCGTCAAGGCTTCGCAGGTCGCAGAGCGCGAGGAAAAGGCCCGGCCTACGGGGCCGAAGCGCCTGTGCAGGGACTGCGGGGCGACACTCTCCCACGGCTATTGGTGGCGGTGCCCGGCATGCTGGGACGAGCTGCGGAAATCAGAGTTTTGACGGAGCAGATGGTGGATAAACGCAAATTTTCAGGCTCATTTAGTGTCAGAATCGACACGCACCGCGCCCGCTTCGAGCTGTCGCCGGCGGAGATCCACGGCGGCCCCGAGGGCTCGTTCCGGGTCAGGATCGACCGCAAGTGGCACGACGGGCCAGACGGCAAGCCCTTGTTTTTCGACCGCGCAAACCTAGCCGACCTGGTTGTCGGTGCGGCCCTGGCCGGTCTGCCCGCAACGCCTCAGCGGCCGCAGATCCAGCGCAGCGAGCGCGTCAGCGTCCGCTTTGAAAAGGACGGCGTCAGGCGTGTCGAGGGCGGCTTTGTGGCCGCTCCGCCCATCCTCGGCCACGATGGCCGCTGGTGGGTGCCTGTGACCATGTACGGCGGGACAAGATACGTCCCGACGGATGACATCATCGCCAAGGAGGACAGCCGTGGCCGCACCAAATAGGCAGCCCCTGTACGCCAAGATCGCCATTGCCAGGAAGCAGCTCGTCGACATGGACGAAGACGCCTACCGCGCCCTGCTCGAAAACAAGTTCGGGGTGCGCAGCGCGTCGAAGCTGAGCTTCGTGCAGCTCTCCGCCCTCGTGCAGCTCCTGGCCGAGATGGGGGCCGTCTACACCCAGCCCGGGCAGCGCCTGAGCAACACCAAGGTGACGTCCAAGGCCCGGCCTGACTGGATCGAGGTCAAGGATGGCGATCCGCACGTCGACCAGAAGCGGGCCATCTTGGCCATCTGGAAGAAGTTCGGCTACTCCATGAGCAGCCTGGAAACCCGGGTGAAACGCGGGTTCGGCGTCGAGTCCTTTGCCTGGCTGCGCAACGAGAAGATGATTTCGGCCCTGCTGTCGGACCTGCAGCAGCGCGAAGTGACCTTCGACAAGAAGGCGATCTTGGTGCTCTGGGAGGAGCGCGGCTACCCCAGGGAGAGCCTGGACTCGCTGGTGCTCCGTTGGTTCGGCGTCGGATCTTTCGCGCTGCTGCGCGATGGGTCGCTGGTCTCCATGCTGCTTTCGGAGCTGGAGTACCGCGGCCCGGCCTTTGACCCGAACAAGGCGGCCCTGAATGGGTGACACGCCAGGACACGCCCTTCGCCAGGCCGTCGTGGCCCGGCACGGATCCGTTCACGCGTTCCTGAAGCGCCACCCGGAGCTGACCAGGTCGACGGTCTATCAGGTCCTGGGCGACCGCTACCCGGGCAACATGGTCCGACAGATGACGACCATCCGCCAGGCCTTGGAAGGCGTGCCCGGAGATGACGCGCAGGCAGGCTGGCAGCTGCCGGACGCCGAGGAGCTGGTTGAGGTCATCCTGGCGGCCCGCTGCGCCAAGTGCCGACGGCCGGACCGCCGCGGGTGCAGGGGCTGCCGAATCCAGACGGGCCGTGAAGCCCAAGCCGTTCAGGAGTTTCTCGCGAAAAAGAGGTGAGCTATGAGGAGTCTGATCAAGCAGGTGGCAAAGCTGGTGCAGGAAGGGTGGCGCCCGTACGACGCCAAGCCCAAGCCGGAAGTCTACGAACGGCTGGCGTGCCCGAACATCGAGGCCAAGCTGCACAAGCGCCCCTACTGGTTCGTACGGGGCGACATTTTTTGCTGCATCGCCTGCGAGCGGGCCTGCAGCCTCGTCCGGCCCAGCGGCTTCCCGCCGATCCTGCCGATCAACTACCCCCAGACGTCGGAGCCTTTCCAGCTCTCGCCCCAGGAGCTCGTGGCCCGCAAGCACACCTTGCGCGTCGACGAGGCGGCATACTGTCTGAATATCTCCGAGCGGCAGGTCTACAACATGATCTACGAGGGCAAGCTCGTGGCCCTGCGGGATAAGCCGGTCCGGGTGCGGGCGTCCGATGTCGCGGCGGCCATGGAGGATTTTGACGAATGATCGGATCTCGCGTGCGTGTAGTCGTTCCGGCTGGGTGCAAGGATCCATGGATCGCGCCAAAGGATGGGTGGGAAGGCCGGGTTGTGGCGCCTGCCACGGATCTTGATGGCCACTACCTGGTGATGTTCCTGCTGCCCTGGTGCCCGCTCAAGATCACCAGGGTCATGCCTGAGAGCGTTCTGCGCGAGGCGAAGGTCGTGAAGACTGCGGCGCAGATGAGGCTGCCGTTCTGAGGGCCCGGAACGAGGCCGTAATTTAGACCGCACCAGATGCCATCGCAGCCCCGCCATCGCGGGGCTTTCTTTTTCCCCGCCTACCAACGTCCAAACTAGTCTAAAAAACCTTCGAACTCTACGCATGTCCCGCTGAAAATCACGCATACCACGCATATCGTGCCTCCACTTGGTCGAACAGCCACCGACCACCTCCCAAACAAAGCCCCGCCGGAGAATGGGCCCGGCGGGGCAACTATCAACCAGGAGGCAGTATGTTCCATCGTATCTTGGGTGTCGCCGTCAAGGTCTTCGAGGCGTTTCTCGGCAGCACGAAGCTGCAGATCGTCTACTGCTTCCTTGCCGTGGCCATTCTCTTCATCGCGCTGTGGGCACATAGCCCGCAGCAGACCCCTGTCGTGGTCTACAAGCTCCTGCTGGCGCCGCTTGGCGGCCTCGCCGGCTGTTGCGTCTGGCTCGCCCTAGTGCCCTACGCCAACCCCTCGCGCTACCTGGTCAAGGACTGGCGCAGCGATCCGGACGCCGACGTCGACGGCAAGGCCGACTTCGAGGTCGCTGTCGGCTACGAGGGCGTCTTTTGCACGTGCCTGATCTGTGCGGCCCTGGCGTACATCCTGGGCATGCTGACCGTAGGGATTGGCCTGTGACGCTCCGCCAGGCGCTGATCATCCTTGCCGCGCTTGCAGTCCTGCTGCTCGCCGCCACCTGGGCGACGTGCGGCCCCATCATTCCGTCCCAGGCCCACCAACACCGTTCGCTCCTGACCCGGGAAGCCCGCATGGTCTGGGGCCTCGACGCGCCTATCGCCACCTTCGCCGGCCAGATCCACCAGGAATCACGCTGGGACGAACGGGCCGTCTCCAGGGCCGGGGCCCAGGGCTTGGCTCAGTTCATGCCCGCGACCGCGAAGTGGCTGCCCCAGGTCGCCCCCGAAACCGGAGAGCCGCTGCCCTTCAGCCCGTCCTGGTCGATCCGCGCGATGATCTCCTATGACCGCTGGCTCTGGAAGCGGGTCAAGGCCGCGTCGGACTGCGACCGCTGGCACATGGTGCTGAGCGCCTACAACGGCGGCCTGGGGTGGCTCGAACGCGACCAAACGCAGACCAGGATGGCCCACATGAACCCGCTCCTATGGAGCCACGTAGCCCTGCACAACGCCGGCAGATCCGCCGCGAACATCAGGGAAAACCGGGCCTACCCGACCAGGATCCTGGGCAGGTGGACAGAACTATATCGGGAGGCTGGGTGGGGCACGGGAGGATGCGATGTTGAGTAGCATCCTGAAGCTCATCACCGGCCAGCGGGGCGTCATCCCGCTGGCCGTCATGGCAGCCATGCTCCTGGCCGCCCTCGCCTGGATCTACGTCCAGGGCCTGCGCTTCGACGCTGTCCGGGCGGACGCCGCCAGGCAGCTCCAGGCCGAGCGAGTGGCCCATGACGAAACCAGGCTGCGGCTGGCCGCCGCCGGCCATGAGATCGTGAGGCTGGAGTCGGCCTTGGATATGGCCAGAAGCTCGACCGCGGCTGTGCAAGAGAGCCTGCGCCAAGCCCTGGGGCGCGAGGCCGAGGCCGCCGGCGCAGCTGCCGCGCGCAAGCGGATCCTGGACCAGATGCGCACGCGCACTCTGACCGAAGCAGAAACCACGGAGGTGATCGACGATGCGACGCGTACTGCCGTTGTTGGTCGGATCAATCGTCCTCTGTAGCTGCGCTGCGGCCACGCCGCCGGTCGCGGTCACCGTGCCGGTCGTCGAATGTCCGGCGCCGCCGCGCCCGGAGCTGCCGGGGCTGGATCCGACAAGCCCTCTCGACAGCCCGACGAACATCGAGGCGATCATGCTTCGCGACGACATCCTACGCGGCTACATCCGCGGGCTAGAGAGCTGCGTGGAGTGCTACCGGGCCCAGATAGGCCGGCCATGACTGATTTTTCGAAGCGCCTGACCGCAGTGCCGCCCAAGATCCTGGAGATGGCCCGGGCCACGACCTGGCCCAACGCACCGTTGTCCGAGGTGCTGGATACGGCGGAGATGCTGATGCGTCGCCTGGCGGGTGAGAAGCCCGGCGAAGACCGCCAGTTCTTCCAGCCGTTCCTCACGGAACGGGAGACGCGGGTCATCCGGGACGCCCTGGTTGGGCATGAGACCGTGATTGAAGATGACGTGGCTACACTGCGCAAGCTGCAAGGATGGTTCAAGGGGGCGCTCGATGGACGAGGTTGACGACTCCCAGAAAGCGGAGAGCCTCTACCTCCTAGAGGCCTTGGCCGCCAACCGTCCGGTGGGGAACCCGGGCTTCGTGAGCTTCACCAGGTGCGCCGAGTGCGACGAGGAAATTCCGGAGCGCAGACGCAAGGCCATCCCGGGCTGCAGGCTGTGCGCCGCGTGCCAGGCCGAGCAGGACCGCAATTCTCATTTTTCGTGAACAAGGAGCGTGAATGAACCCCCAAGAAATCCAGACATTGATCAGCGCCATGCAGACCATCGCCGCCGTTCTTTCCGGCCTGGGTGTGCCTGGCCTTATTGCCCTGGCCCTGGCCGCTCCGGCCTTGGTGCTTGTGACCGTGCTTGTCCTCGACCACATCCGGAACACGCGCATGGCGGTGATGCAGCAAGAGTTCCGCGTCGACACCACCCGCATTTTGGATGCGTACCGGAACAACACGAGCAAGATCCTGGAGGCGTACCGCGTGGACACCCAGTCCGTTTGCAAGGAACTGGGTAAGGAACACGCCGAGGCCGTGAGGTTCTACAACGACAACGTGGAACTGGTGAAGGATTACGAGCGGATGGCTGACGCACTGCAGACCTTGGTTGTCAATAACACGAGGGCCGTTGAACGGCTCATCACAATCGTGGAGGCGCGAGCGAAATGAGCGAACGACGCGAGAACATCGGGCACCGGGAAGATCTGCGCTCCAGGCGCAAGCAGGTGGCCGCGGAAGTCCAGGCCCTGCGGGATTCCATCCGCGCGGCTCTGCCCCTGGCCGGCGAAGTGCACGAGATCGACGGTGAGCATGTCCTGAGCCTGAGCCTGTCCATGAAGGAAAAGGCCGACGAACTGGCCGGCCTGGACCGCAAGATCGCCATCCTCACGCGCGAACTGGACGGGTAGGCGTATGGGCTGGGAACATCCACCCGAAACCGTGTGGAAGGCGCAGGAACTTTACTGCGTTGACCGCCTATCTTTTGACCGTGTGGCCGAACTTACCGGAGTTTCGGCCACGACGCTTAAGGCGTGGGCGGACAAGTACGACTGGCGGGATAAGCGTGAAGAGATAGCCAAGGCTGAAAGCGACATCCGGTACGGCACCATTCTGGGTCGCCAGAAGGTCTTGGAGCGCCTGATCGCCGCCACGAGCGGGATGGAGGCGTCGCAGCTGTCCTTCGCCGTCTCGGCCCTGGAGAACCTCGCGCTCAAGCGGCAGGAGATGGCCGCCTCCGGGAAGATCCCGAACGTGGCCGCCGAAAAGCCCCCGACCATCGCCACCCGGGCCGATGCCGTGACTGTCCTCCGTACGGCCATTGAGAACAAGCTCGGCCAGGCGCTCGCGGATCCGGGCCTCATCACCAGCGCTACGGTCAAGGATGTGACCCAGTGCCTGGCTCTGATCGACGAACTGGAGGCCGGACTGCCCAAGGGCGAGGCGGTGGTCAAAGCCGTTGACCAGGCCGCGGACGGAGCGAGCGAGCCCATGACCGCGGCCCAGATGAAGGAACGCATGCTGGCCGTCTACAGGGGCGAGGCATGAGCGGCCTGCTCTATCCGTACCAGCAGCGCTGGCTGGAGGATGACAGCCGGTTCAAGATCGGCATGTTCGCCCGCCAGACCGGCAAGACTTTTACCACAACGCTTGAGATCGCCCAGGACGTGGCCTTCGCCGAACTGGAGAAGCGGCGCGTGCGCTGGGTCATCCTGTCTCGCGGTGAACGCCAGGCCAAGGAGGCCATGGACGAGGGCGTGAAGCTGCACCTCCGGGCCCTGAACGCCGGGTTTGAATCCATGGAGACGGACTTCCGCCTGTCGGACAAGACGACGGTCAGGGCTTTGGAGGTGGCTACGGCCAATGGGTCCAAGATCACGGCCTTGCCGGCGAACCCTGACACCGCCCGCGGCTTTTCGGCCAACGTCTTCCTGGACGAATTCGCTTTCCACAAGGACAGCCATGCCATCTGGCGGGCGCTCTTCCCGGTCGTGTCCAAGCCGGGGCTGAAGCTGCGGGTGACCAGTACCCCCAACGGCAAGGGGAACAAGTTTTACGAGCTGATGACCGGAGAAGCGGACATCTGGTCCAGGCATGTTGTCGACATCTACAGGGCCGTGGAAGACGGCCTCTCCCGGGACATCGCTGCCCTGAAAGAGGCCCTGAACGACGATGACGCCTGGAGGCAGGAGTACGAACTGGAGTGGCTGGATGAGGCCAGCGCCTGGTTGCCCTGGGAGTTGATCAACGGCGTCGAGCACGACCAGGCCGGCGATCCGAGTCTGTACGCAGGCGGGCCCTGCTATGTCGGCATTGACATCGGCCGGCGCAAGGATCTGTTCGTGATCTGGGTCTTTGAGCTCGTCGGCGACGTGCTCTGGACGCGGCAGGTGATTGAGCGTCGTGGCGCGTCCTTTGCCGAACAGGACCAGCTGCTGGACGAAGTCTTCAGCCGCTTCCGCGTCATGCGCTGCTGCATGGACCAGACGGGCATGGGTGAAAAGCCGGTCGAGGACGCGCAGCGCCGGCACGGGTCGACCAGGGTCGAGGGTGTGCTCTTCACCAGCCCCAACAAGTTGACCCTGGCCACGGTCGGCAAGCAGCGCTTCGAAGACAAGGGCTTGCGTATACCCATGGGGAACCAGGCCCTGCGCGCGGATCTGCATAAGCTGCAGAAGGTCGCCGGTCCGACCGGAGCGCCGCGCTTCGTGGCTGAGTCCGACGCCGGCGGCCACGCAGACCGTGCCTGGGCGTGCTTTCTCGCCTGCAATGCCGCAGAAACCGGCCCAGTCGAATACGCCTACCACCCCGTGTCCCCCAAGAATTCCATGCGCGGCAATAGGAGATCGTTATGACCCAGATGACCCAGATCTTGGACCAGCACGGCCGACCGGTGCGGCGGCAAGTGCTCGACAAGCAGATCGCTGCACCGTCCCTGACCGGCCTGCGCAGCCTCTGGAATTTCACAGAGGTCACCAACGGGCTGACTCCGATCGGACTGGCGCGGGTGTTACGTTCCGCCGCAGAAGGCGATCACGAGGCTTATCTGACCCTGGCCGAAGAGATGGAAGAGCGCGATCCGCATTACGCGAGCGTCCTGGGCACCCGCAAGCGTGCCGTCAGTGGTCTGCCCGTGGTGGTGGAGGCGGCGAGCGACGATCCCGGTGACGTGAAGCTGGCCGATGCAGTGCGCCTACTGTTCAAACGGCGCGGCATCAGGGCTCTGCTGCAGGATCTCATGGACAGCGTGGGCAAGGGGTATTCGGTCGTCGAGATCATGTGGGACCGCAAGGCGTCGCCCTGGTCCCCAGCCGGCTACGAGTGGCGCGACCCGCGCTTTTTCCAGTTCGACCAGGCCACCAGGCGCGAAGTGCGTCTGCGCGATGAGAGCGACATGCTCAATGGCCTGGCCCTGGAGCCGTACAAGTTCATGGTCCACAACCCGCGGCTGAAGTCCGGCATCCCGATCCGTGGCGGCCTGGCCAGACTGGCGGCCTGGTCGTGGATGCTCAAGAGCTTCGGGATCAAGGACTGGATGGCCTTTGCCGAGATATTCGGCATGCCGCTGCGGATCGGCAAGTATCCGGCTGGCGAGAAGCCGGAGAATGTCGACATCCTTCGCATGGCCGTTGCCAACCTGGGCACTGACGCCAGCGCGGTCATCCCCGAGAGCATGAAGATCGAGTTCGAGGAGCTGGCCAATGTAGCCGGAGGCGCCGAGCTCTTCGAGCGCATGGCCAAGTTTTTCGACGCACAGATCAGCAAGGCCGTGCTCGGCCAGACCATGACCACGGACGACGGCAGCAGCCGCAGTCAGGCGGAGGTGCACAACGAGGTCCGCAAGGATCTGCGCGACGCCGACGCCGACCAGCTGGAAGAGACGCTGGAGCGCGACCTGGTCATCCCGTTCATCGTCCTGAACTGGGGCCCGCAGAAGAACTACCCGTCCGTCCATCTCCGCGAACCGGAAAGCGCGGACGTGAAGTTGCTGACCGAAGCCCTGGCCGTCTTGGTGCCGCTTGGCCTGCGCGTCGAGACAAGCGAGGTGCGGGACAAGCTGGGCTTCAGCGATCCGGCTCCGGACGCGGAATGCCTGAAACCGGAGTCTGCGGTTGCACCGGCCCCAGCGCCCCAGGCCGCCGTGAAGGATCAGGCCATGAACCGGGAGGCCGCGCCGCGCTTCTCCGCCGACCAGCAGGCCCTGGAAGGGCTGATCGCGGGCGTCATGCCGGACGCTGTGAATATCGCGGACGCCATGGGCCGGGAAATCGATGGGATGATCCGCAAGGCCAAGTCCTTCGAGGAGCTGCAGGCGCTGCTCGCCGCGTACCTGGATGAGGCCGGCGAAGATCCGTTGCAGGATGTCCTGCAGCGCGCCCTGGTCGCCGCCGACATGCACGGCCGTGACGTGATCGGAGGCGGCGATGACGACTGAGCTCAAGGCCCTGCCGATGGCCGAGGCCCTGGAGTATTGGCTCTCCAAGGTCAAGTTGTCGCCCAGGGAGTTCTACGCGCTGGCCGAGCAGTACCGCGTGCTGGCGTTCACGGTCAGCCGCTTGGCCCGGGCCGACATGCTGGCCGAGATCTTCGAGGCCCTGTACCGGGCCATCCAGGACGGAACAAGCTTCGAGACATGGTCCAAGGACCTGGAGCACATCTGGGTGGAGAATGGTTGGGTCGGCCTCCAGGCCTGGCGCATCGACACCATCTTTAGAACCAACATCCAGACAGCGTACAACGTCGGGCGCTACAAGCAGATGATGCTCGTCTCCGACGCGAGGCCGTTCTGGCAGTACTCGGCCGTCAACGACTCCCGCACGCGCCCGACGCACCGGGCCCTCCATGGCCGGGTCTATCGGTTCGACAGCCCGTTCTGGGACGTGTGGTACCCGCCGAACGGCCACCGGTGCAGGTGCAAGGTCAAGACCCTGAGCGACCGCCAGGTGCGTGATCGCGGTCTCGATGTCATGGAAGGCAATGGCCTGGGTGAGCTGATCGAGCCGATCGGCCCGAATGGCCCGATGCCGGCACGGCCGCTGATGCCGGACAAGGGGTTCGAGGGCAACCCGGGCAAGGAAGCCTGGTCTCCGGACGTAAGCAAATACCCCAAGGTCCTGCAGGAGAAGCTCACGCGGATGCTCCCAGGGCCAGAGCCTTCAAAATAAGGGCGGTCCGGCCCGTCTTGGGCCGCCCGAAAGTTGTCCGCACCACACGCCCTACCTTCAGAAATCCGCCTGAAATCGCGGCATTGTCGCGTTTATGAAGGCGATCCGAACCACTGAGTGCAGCTCCCAAACTCCCGAAAAATCGAATTTGGCTCAAATTCGCCTTCTAAGGCGTCCGGCAATTTGACCCGGACGCTGGGTAGGGTCGAGGGGCTTAGACTAGTTTTGCACTAGTGCAATTCGCGAAATTCGACCGGTCTGGGTGGCGTATCGGACGTCACCGGCGAGCCGGCAACGATCGGGCCCGTCCAGGGCATGGAGGTCAGATGAAGAAAAAAGAACTGGTTGAGGCCCTGTCCGCAGGCTCCAAGGAGAGCCGGGCGGCATGCGAGCGGGTTCTGGATGCCTTGGCCGCCGTCGCCCAGGGCGCACTCCGCGACGGCAAGAGCCTGAACCTCCCCGGGATCGGGAAGCTCAAGCTCAAGCAGCTGGCGGCCCGGTCCATTCAGACTCCGCGCGGGGTGTCCATGGATGTGCCGGCCAGGACGGCGGTCAAATTCCGCGCGGCCCAGGCGCTCAAGGACATGCTGGAGGACGAGGCGTGAACAGCCCCGTGGTGCTCGTCGTCGATGACGGCCGTCTCGGCTCCGGGGTGCTCAAGGCGCTGAACTCCGCGGCCATGGCCCTGACCGCCGTGGGCGTCAACTCCCAGGCCCTGGACGTTTCCGGCCAGGCTCCGGAGTGGATCCCGTTGGTCCCGGCCGGCCAGGTCGTCGGCCGCGATGGCCGGGAGTGGGTCAACGACAACCCGCAGCTCGTGCTGGATGCGTTCGCCGCCGGCGCCGCTGACCTCCCCTTGGATCTGGAACACGCCACGGAAAAGAAAGCGCCCCAGGGAGATCCGGCGCCGGCCGTCGGCTGGATCAAGGAGCTACAGGTCCGGGATGGCCAGGTCTGGGGCCGTGTCGAATGGACCGAGACAGGGCGCAACGCGGTGGAGTCCAAGTCCTATCGGTACGTCAGCCCCGTGTTTATTTACGAACGGGCGTCCAGGCGGGTTGTGGCGCTCACGTCGGCGGCCCTGACCAACCGCCCGAATCTCTTTTTACAGGCCCTGAACGGGCAGGAGGAACGTATGACTTTGGAAGAACTGCTGGCCGCACTCGGGTTGCCGAAGGGCACCACATTCGAGGCAGCGCTGGCCCATATCGGCAAGCTCAAGGGCGACCTGGTCACGGCGACCAATGCCGCCGCCAGCCCGTCCCTGGACAAGTTCGTGCCCCGCGCGGACTTCGACGCGGCCCTGGCCAGGGCGACGAACGCCGAAGCGTCCCTGACGGCTCTGAACCAGCAGGCCAAGGACAAGGACATCACGGCCGCCATCGAGAAGGCCCTGGCCGAGGGCAAGATCACCCCGGCCACCGTCGACTATCACAAGGCGCAGTGCGCCCTGGAGGGCGGGCTGGAGCGCTTCGCCGAGTACTGCAAGGCCGCTCCGGTGATCGCCGACCCGTCCACGATGGACAAGAAACAGCCCGACGGGGGCGCGCCCATCGACGATGTCCAGCGGGCGGTGAACGCGATGATGGGCATCGATGACGAGACCTTCAAAAAGTACAACCCCAAATCCAAATAGCCCGACCGGCAAGGAAGAATGAACCATGACAGCTTTAGCAGCGGACAAGCGGCTCGAATACACCGAGGGCGTCGAGCTCGCCTTCCCCATCGATGACGGCGATGTCATCTACGGTGGCGCCTTCGTGTGCGTCAACGCGGGCGGGTTCGCCGTCCCCGGGTCGGATACGGCCGGCCTCATCTTCCAGGGCGTGTCCATCCACCACGTCGACAACTCCCTGGGCCAGGATGGCGACAAGCAGGTCGTCCTGCGCCGACGCGGCCTGATCAAGGCAACCCTCGGACACACCATCTCCCAGGCGAATGTCGGCGACAGCGTGTTCCTGGTCGACGACCAGACCGTGGACCTGGTCGCGAACGTGACCAACGCCATCTTCTGCGGCGTGATCGCGGGATTCATCGGCGCGAATCAGGCCTGGATCGACATCGAGCCGGCCGTACGCCAGGCCGACGTGGCCACCCACATCGCAGACACCAGCGCCGCGCACGCCGCCTCGGCCATCAGCGTCGCCGACGCCGGAGCGTACACGGCCGAAGCCACCGTCGAAGCCGCCCTGCAGGAACTCTACGGCAAGACTCCCTTGCCCGTGGCCGACCCCGGCAACGGCCAGGCACTGCCAGCGGCCAGATCCGCCGCCGTGTCTTTGACCACTGGCGCGACCGGACAAACCAGGACCCTGGCCGCCCCGGCCGCAGCCGGCCTGATGCTGACCCTGTGCCTGGGCGTCGACGGGGGCGGTGATTGTGTCGTGACCGTGGCCTCGGCCATCAATCAGACCGGGAACAACACCATCACCCTGGGCGACGCCGGAGACACCGTCGTGCTCACGTCGGTGGTGATCGGGGCGGCCAAGGCGTGGCGTCTGGTCGTCAATGACGGCTGCAGCCTGACCACGGTCGGTTAACCATCAAGCATGGAGAGGAACCATACAATGAGCAAAATGATCAAGACCCTGTGCGTCTGGGCGGTGCTGGTCGCCGCCGTGCTGTTCGCGGTGCCCGTGTCCGGCATGGCTGCCGACGTTCGGACCATGGACCTGGCTGGCTTCGGCATCGGGATGGCCGGCCTGCTGGTCAACAAGGCGACGCTCGACGCGCTGTTCACCAGCCTGAAGACGACCTTCAACAACGCCTTCGCCGGAGCGCCCAGCCAGTGGGAACTGACGGCCATGAAGGTCCCGAGCGGGTCCGGCCGGAACGACTACGGGTGGCTGTCCGCCTTCCCCCGCATGAAAAAGTGGATCGGAGACAAGGCCGTCAAGGCGTTGGAAGCCTTCAAGTACTCCATCGTCAACGATGACTTCGAGGCGACCGTCGAGGTGGACCGCAACGACATCGAGGACGACAACCTTGGGATCTACGCCCCGCAGGCGCAGATGGCTGGCTTCAGCGCCAAGCAGCTCCCGGACGAGATCGTGGCCGACCTGAAGAACAACGCCTTCGTCAGCAAGTGCTACGACGACCAGTACTTCTACGACACGGACCACCCGGTGACCGATCCAGCCACCGGCGATGTCGCTTCGGTCAGCAACAAGTCGACCGTGGCTCTGTCCGGCGCGACCAACGCCGCGGCCGTCGCCAGCTACGGAGCAGCTCGGACCGCCATCATGAGCTTCAAGGACGAAGAAGGCCGGCCGCTTGGCTTGATCCCTGACGTCCTGGAAGTCCCGCCCGCCCTTGAGACCGAAGGCCGCCGCCTGCTGGAGATGGACAAGCTGGCCGACGACAAACCGAACCCCTTCAAAGGCACCGCCAAGCTGGTGGTCAACCCGCGCCTTACCTCGACCACTGCCTGGTTTCTGCACGTCACCTCGATGCCGGTGAAGCCCTTCGTCTACCAGGAGCGCAAGGCCCCGGTGTTCGTCGAGCAGACCGATCCCCAGGCGGACAACGTGTTCATGCGCAAGAAGTACCGCTTCGGCGCCGAAGCCCGCGCCGCCGGCGGCTATGCCTTCTGGCAGATGTCCTACGGCAGCACCGGCACCGGCGAGTAACGGCAAACCCAGGGGCCGGGAATGATCCCGGCCCCATGAACACGGAGCAAGGAACATGATCATCATCACCGCGAAGAAAGACGGCTTCCGCCGCTGCGGGATGGCCCACAGCGCCAAGCCGGTCCAGCACAATGACGACGCATTCAGCCCGGAGCAGCTGAAGCAGCTGCAGGCCGAACCCATGCTTGTCGTGGAGCTGGTCGCCGACGAGCCCAAAGAGCCGGGCCAGATCGGCCCCCTCAAAGAGGACGTCGACGTGGATCCGGCCGTGGCGGAGGCCGAGAGCCAGTGTCCTGAAGAGCCCATGGCCGAACAACAGGCCGCACCGGCCGCGAAAAAGGGCGGCAAAAAGGCGTCCAAGGAATAGCCCATGTACAGCACCGTCGCCGCCCTTCTGAAGCTGCTTCCGGAGTCCATCGTCCTGCAGCTCGCCGATGACGAGGAAGCGGGCTTGCTCTCGGATCCTGCGGTCACTGCCGTCCTGGAAGAGGCCATCGAGCAGGCCGACCGGGAGATCGACGCCTATGTCGGCACCGTCAAGCCTGTGCCCCTGGCGGTGGTGCCGGCGCTCATCGAGAACCTGTCCACCAAGTTGGCGGTTCACCAGCTCTGGTTGCGCCGACCAGGTGTGGACGAGCCGGAAACGTGGCAGCGGGAGACGGCCAGGTGCATGCGCCTGCTGGAAGCCATCGCCACCGGCAAGATGGCCCTGGGCGCGGAGATCGGCGGAGCTGCCGAGCCGAGCCAGGGCACGGCATCGTTCACGGCCAGCCAACGGCTCATGTCGCGGAGGACGCTGTGAGCGGCGTGACCATTGAGGTCGACACCAAGCCTGTCCTGCACATGCTTCAGCGTGTCGCGGAGCGCCTTGGTGACATGACGCCGGTCATGCGCGCCATCGGGGCCGTGGTCATGAACCAGACGGACGAAGCCTTCGAGCAGGGGCAGTCGCCGGCAGGCAAGCCCTGGAAGCCGTCCGCGAGGGTCAGAGAAAAAGGCGGCCAGACCCTGGTCAACACATCGAGACTTCAGACCTCGTTCACGTCCGAGGCTTCGGCCAAACAGGTCGAGGTGAGCACCAATGTCGAATACGCGGCCATCCATCAATTCGGCGGGGTGATCCGTCCGAAGACCAAGAAGGCCCTGGCATTTGGCGGCATCGTGCGGAAATCGGTGACCATGCCGGCCCGGCCGTTCCTGCCCGATGACGCATCGGTCGACTGGGAAGAGATCCAGCACACCATCTGGGGGTATCTGAAATGAGCAGGCAGACCGCTGAAGACGCGATCCTTGACCTGTTGCGCGACGGGCTCCCAGCCGCCGTGAAGGTCGGGTCCATGCCCCTGGGGCTGGATGAAGACGAAGTCTACGGGTTCCCGGGCGAGGCGGTTTGGGTGGTCTACGCCGCGGGCGCATCGAAGGAAAACACCATGATGGGCGCTCATGTGCAGCCCGAAACGTGGGCCTGGGCCGTGTATGCGCTGTCCAAGCGCTACCGCTCTTCCCAGGAGCGGAAGAAGGGAGCGCTTGCACTCCTGGAGCAGGTGGAGGGCATCCTTGCCGGGAAAATGGTCTTGGACGCCCCACTGGCAAAAGGTCGCGACCAGGTCGCGCCGGTCCCGCCCGGCAAGGGCGTGTTCGGTTACGAGATTATCTTCACCCTGGAACAAGAACTGCGGAGGATCCCATGAGTAACCCGTTACCCCAGTCCGGCGGCAGCTACTACGCCTTGAAGGATGGCACGCTGCAAAAAGCCGAACGGGCGCAGGCGCAGCAAGCCAATGTCGAGAAGACGCCGGCGCAGCCTGCCGAAAAACTGAACGAGAACAAGGAGGCCGGCAATGGCAAATAGATATTTCCGCAACATGGTCATCCTGGCCAAAATTCAGGAAGACGTCGGTACGTACGAGGCCCCGGCCGCGGCCACGGACGCCTTGCTCATCAGCAACGCGTCCATCGGCTATGACGACCAGGTCGTGGAGCGCGACTACCTGCGCGAGTTTTTCGGCTCGGCCGAGCAGCTCATCGGCGACAGCCCGGTCAATATCGAGTTCGAGGTCGAGTTGGCCGGATCTGGTGCCGCCGGGACGGCGCCCGCCTGGGGCAAGCTGCTCCGGGCCTGCGCGTTCGCCGAAACGGTCTCTGCCGGCGCGCACGTGATCTACAACCCCATCACCACCGCCCAGGAGTCGCTGTCCATCCTCTACGCCGTGGACGGCGTCACGCACCGGGTCAAGGACGCCCGCGGCACGGCCACCCTGTCCATCGCCCCGGGCAGCAAGCCGTCCCTCAAGTTCAAGTTCATCGGCATCGAGCAGGCCGATCCCGAGGCCCTGGCCAACCCGTCCGGCGTGGTCATGACGGCCTGGAAGGCCCCGCTGCCTGTGGCTGCGGACAATACCGGGCACATCCTGATCGGCGGCACATACGCTGCCGGCGTGGTGACCGGCGGGACCGCATTGCCGTCCATCGGCGTGGATCTGGATCTGGGCGGGTCGGTTGAGTTCATGGCCCTCATGGGATCGTCCGAGGTCGACATCACCGGCCGCGAAATCAAGGGCACGGCCAAGATGCGCCTGGAAGCGGCCGCCGAGGTCACGATGTTCACCGACGCCAAGACCGTGACCACCAAGTCCGTGGCCTTCAAGCACGGCGTCGGCGCCGGGAAGATCGTGCAGTGCTACGCGCCGGCGTGCCAGTTCGGGCGCCCCAAGTACGAGAACGCCCAGGGCCGCCTGGCCGTGTCCGTGGACATGCGTCTGTGCCCCGTGGCCGGGAACGACGAACTGCTCATCATCGTGAAATAGGGGGCCTGGATGCTGAAAATCGGACAGTCTGAAGCGTTTTGGTACCCGGTAGCAGTCAAAATCCTGGACGAGAACGGCAACGAGGTGCCGTACGAGTTCAAGGCGCGATTTCGCCGTCTTTCCCGCGAGAAAATGGTCGAGGTCCAGAGCAAGAAGGACCTTGAGTTGATGCGCGAGAATCTGCTCGGCTGGAGCGGCGTCGTTGACGAAGCGGAGAACCCTCTCCCGTTCACGGAGGAAAACAGGGAGCTGGTCTTCAGCCTCTGGCCTGTTTTGCCGGCCATGGCTCGGGCGTTCGTCGAAGCCCATAGCCCCGAGGGCAGGGCAAAAAACTGATCGGGGCCGTCCGTCATCTGCTGGGCGCAGGCGACATGACCCAGGCCAAGGACAGCGCCCTTGCCCTGGGTATCCTCCTGGTGACGGACGAGCCCGACGATTTCGAGGTTTGGTCGGAGTGTCTTGAGAGCGTCGACCTTTTCATGGCCTTGCGAACCCAATGGCACTTCGGCGGCCTTGGTGGCCGCGCACCTGGTCTGGATTACCAGGCCCTGAACGCGGCGATGGAGATGATGGGCGTCCTGGATCGCCCCCAGGCCTTCAGGGATATCCGGGTCATGGAGGGCGAGGCTCTCAAGATCTGGCAGGAGCGGTCTAGATGACGCCTTTCAGCCCCGCAAAAAAGACGGCCCCGAACAAGGCCGGGAAGATCCAAGCCCCGGTAACGCCGCAGAGCAAGGCCCCCACGACAACGGCGCCGGCGTAGCACAGCAACTGAAAGACCAGGCGGGAAAGCATGTCTACCTCCAAAGATCTGAAAATCAGGATAACAGCGCAGGACCAGGCAAGTCCAGCGCTGGGAAAGGCCAAGGCGGGCATCGAGTCGATCTCCCGCCAGCTGGACAGCATGCGTTCCAGCGCCCTGGCCGCCTTCGGGGTGTGGACGTCGGCAAGCTCCGCGCGGGACCTGGCCAACCTCGCGGACTCGGTTCAGGGGCTCAACTCCAGGCTGCTCATCGCCGTCGGCGGCGCAGAAGCGTTCAGTGCGGCCCAGGCGCGCGGCTATGAGATCTCCGCCAAAACGGGCGCCGGGTACGAGGCGACCGCGACGCTGCTGGCGCGGCTCAGCCAGGTCGGCCAGGGCTATGGCCTGACTCAGGAGCAGATCGCGACCACGACACAGGTCACTGCGCGGTCGCTGCAGCTTTCCGGCGCGGCGGCCGCCGAATCTTCGGCTGTCATCCGCCAACTTTCCCAGGCTCTGGGCTCCGGCGTGCTCCGCGGCGAAGAATTCAATTCCGTCATGGAGAATGGCCCGAGGCTGGCAAAGGCCCTGGCCGACGGCCTGGGGCTGCCCATCGGCAAGCTCCGTGGCCTGGCCGAACAGGGTCTCCTGACGACGGACATCGTAGTTGCGGCCCTGGAGTCGCAGGCTGGCGTGCTGGAGGCGGAGGCCGCCAACTATCAGCGGACCATGGGCCAAGCCGCAACGCGTGTGACGGACGAGTTCGGCCGCATGGTTGATGCCGCGAACCAGTGGACGGGCGCTGGCCAGAGCGTTGTGTCCACCTTCGATTTTGTGGCCGACCACATGCAGGAGATGCTGGGCGGCGTGGCCGTCGCCGCAGTGTCCGGCCTGACCTTGGCCATGGTCAAAGGCGGAGCGGCGGCCGTCGCCTGGGCGGCGCAAACCATCCCCGCGCAAAACGCCGCCGCGGCCAGCTCCATCGCCCTGCATCGGGCCACGGTCGCCGAAGCCGAGGCCGCCGTGGCAGCTGCGACCGCGCACCGTGCTGCCGTGAAGGACTACTGGGCCCAGGTCGCCGCCGACGTCGCGCTGCAGCGGGCCAAGACGAATTTGACCACGGCCACAAGCGCCCTCGCTGCCGCCCAGACGAGCGCCTCCGTGGTGTCTCGCGGCCTGTCCACGGTAGTCACCGCCCTGGGCGGTCCCATCGGCATCATCACCACTTTGCTGACCGCCGGCGCCACGGCATGGATGATCTGGGGCGACAAGGCGGAGAATGCCGCGAACAAGGCCAAGACAGCAGCTGAAGAGGCGGAGCAGGCCATTCGGCGCATGCGCACCGCCCAGGCCTTTGGTGAAGACGCTCTCTCGCCATTCCGCCAGGACATCGCCCAAGCAGAGGCCATGCTGGCCGAAGCCAGGAAGGTCAGGAGCGGCTATAGCGTCAACCCGTCCGGCGACGTCGAGTTTTTCACCTACGTGGATGACAAAGCCATCGCCGCAGCGGAGGCAAAGGTTACCGCCGCCTATGCGCGCTTGCACGAGGCCGCGCGGATCCAGCGCAAGAAGGTCGAATCCGAGCAGACCAAAGCTCTTTCGCCAGCCTTCAATATCATGGGGCAATCTTTCGACACGTGGCTCGACAAATTCCGGGACAGGATCGACCCGGTTGGCGGCGCCCTCAAGGAGCTGGCGGCCAAGGCCAAGGAAGCGGGCATCGCCGTCGACTCTCAGCAGTACAAGGACGCCGAGGCTCTGGTCCGCAAGGCCTACGCGAAGAAGTCCACGGCGGCCGGGAAGTCTCTGGATCTGGACGACTACGGGGCGAGCGCCCTGGCTGCGCTGCAGGCCCAGTCCCGTCGTGAGCTGGACATCCTTAAGGCCAAGCTGGCCGGTGAGCTGAGCCTGGCCCAGCGCGGTTTTGAAGCCGGAACGACCAGCCTGGAGGCCTACTATACAGAACGTCGGCGCGTCATCGAGACGGAATCGGCGGCTGAAATTGCCGTGCAGGAAAAGGCCATCGCCAAGGCGCGGGCCGAGCAGGAGCGGCTCAGGCAAATGAGCCCCGGTGGCACTCGCGGCCAGGAGCAGATCTCCGATCAGCTGCGCGCCCTCGACGAGAAGATCGCCGACGCACAGACCCGCGTGGATGTCCTGAAGACGCAGACCGCGACGACAGTTGCGGAACTAGCCGCAGAACAGGCCAAGGCGGCCAAAGAGCGCATCGACAAGGTCATGAACGACGCCCAGGCCATCATCAGCGCCAAGGAGCAATCTCTTCAGTCCAGGGTGGTCACCGGCATGGAAACCGAGGCCACAGCCCGGGCGAAGCTCAAGGCCGTCATCGGCGAGCAAGCCCAGGCTTTGCAGTCCGAGCTGGTCCCGCAAATCGAACGGCTGATGCTCGTTGCTTCGAACCCGCTCGCCCGGGCGGAGCTTCAGGCGATCATGGACAAGATCCGCGAGATGCAGGCAACGGCCAGAAACCAGACGTGGGTTGACGGCATCAAGCAGGGCGTCGCTGATTACGGGGCCACGGCCAAGGACGCTTTCCAGACAGCCCGTGACGCGGCGACGGAGGCATTCCAGACCGCCGAAGACGCGGTGGTGCAATTCGCGAAGACCGGAAAGGTCGAAGTCGCCGACATGGTGACGAGCATCAACGCCGAGATCGCGCGCCTGGCTTTCCGCTCGCTGGTTTCGCAGTCCTATGATTGGCTTGGTGGTTTGCTGAAGACTGGTTTGTCTGCAGCTTCTGCGTATTTCGGCGGCGGATCTGCGGCAGCGGGATCCGCCAGCGGCGGTTTCAATTACGCCGGCGAGCTGTCGAGCTATTTCTCGCGTAACGCCAAGGGCAACGCCTACCAGAGCCCGTCCCTTTCCGCATATTCCAACGGGATTTACAATTCTCCGCAGCTCTTCGCTTTTGCCCAGGGCGCAGGTGTGTTCGCCGAGGCCGGCTGGGAAGGCATCTTCCCGCTGCGGCGTACGGCCACGGGAGACCTCGGTGTCCAGGCCGTTGGCGGTGGATCCGATGCGGAGACAAAGTCCTTGCTGCGAGAGCTGATCGCCGCCACCCGGGCGCAGAAGGCGCAGAAGAACATCTTCGCCTTTGACCGCCGGACCGTGGCCAATGAACTGAGCGGGGCCGAGGGTGAGCAGATGACCCTGGCCCACGTCAGGCGCAACGCCAGCGCGATTCGGCGCATCCTGGGGCAGGGATGAGCTACATCGTTTGGCCATGGCACCCTGAACGCGGGATCATCGAGTCTTTGGAATGGTTGACGAATGCCATCGAGGCCAAGGACGGAACGGAGCAGCGCATCCAGGTCCGTCAGGAGCCAAGGCAGTCGTTCGAGGCGCAGATCTTGGTCGACGACGAGGCTGAACTTTCACGGCTGCGGGTTAGCATCGCCGGGTGGCAGCACCGGCTCTGGGGCTGGCCATGCTGGCACGAAGCCGCTCGCCTGTCCGCCGATCTTCCGGTGGCTTCGTCGTCTATCGCCATCGACGCGACCGCATCGGACTTCCGTGATGGGGGGCTCGCGGTCGTGTACACCTCGCCGGAGTTCTATGACGTCGTCACGGTCGAATCGGTTGGGCCATCGAGTCTGGACCTGGCCGGCGCCGTGGCGCACGGGCACGCTGCCGGAGCTCTGGTCATGCCCTTGCGCATGACGCGGATGTCCTGTCCTGCCAGGTGCGACGACTACTCCTTCAAAGCCTCGCGCTACACGGTGACGATGCAGGTCCAGGACAACACGGCGCTTACGACCGATGCCGCGACAATGCAGTATCTCGGCTATGACGTGCTTTCTGACAACCTGTTGATGCCAGGTGAAACGATGCCGCGTCAGATCGACCGTGCCATTGACGTCCTGGACCCGAGAATGGGCGCATGGGCGACATCGGCGCGCACGGACTATCCTCTCATCACCACGGATCTCAAGTGGAGACTGCGCACGCCTGTCCAGGCATGGGCCTTTCGAAAGTGGCTGCACCGTCGTGCCGGGATGCTTAACCCTGTATGGGTCCCGAGCAGACGGCATGACCTGGTGCTGGCCGTCCAGCCCACTGCCGTGGCCACTACGCTTCAGATTCGCGACGTCAACTATCGCACCCTGGGGCTGAACCGCCCTGGCATGACGCACATCGCTGCGTTCTCCTCCAATGGCGCGTTCGTCTGCAGGAAGATCACCAACGCCGTGGCCGGCAGCGCAGGGCGTGAGAATTTGACGATTTCCTCGGCCCTCGGCTTCACGGACGTGGCCAGAATTTCCTTCCTCTGCCTGCATCGCTTCGCGGCTGACCGCATCGTGTTGAATTGGGATCGTGTTGGCGTGGCAACGTGTACGGCTGCGATGGTGGGTATTGACGTATGAGCACATATTCAGAACTCGAAGTATCCGTCCACGGTGGCCGTCCGGTTGAGTTGTTCCGATTCGTCCATGGGCCGACCGTCTGGACCTACTCCAGTGGGCCGGAGATTGACTACAACGGCGAAACCTATGTCGCGTTTCCGATTGGGCGCGACGATATGCAGCAGACAAAGGAATTGCACAAGTCGCCCCTGGAGGTGCTGATCCCAAGAACGAGCGAACTTTCCCTGCTCTATTTGGCCGGGAACCCCGAGCACATCATCACCCTGACCGTGTTCCGGGTTCACGTCGGGGCCAGTGACGGCCCTGTCGTCTACTGGAAGGGGCGCATCGTGAGCGCGGACTGGCCCGACAACGTGACGGCGAGCCTCAAGTGCGAGTCCGTGTTCACGTCGCTGAAGCGCCCGGGCCTTCGGGCGCGGTATCAGCGGCCGTGCCGCCGCGCCCTCTATGAGACCGGGTGCAACGTGGACAAGGCGGCCTACGCCGTGGCCGGGACCGTGTCGGCAATCAACGCAGCAAAGACCGTGCTGACCGTGGCCGCAGCCGACGCCCTGGCTGACGGCTGGTATTCAGGCGGGATGGTCGAGACGCCCACGGGCGGGTTCCTTTTTGTGACCAGCCACTCCGGTTCGTCGCTCACGCTGGCGAATCCCTGCTCGCTGGCCGTGTCGGACGCCGTCACGATCTATCCTGGCTGTGCCCGCAACCGCGAAACGTGCAAGAACAAGTTTAACAACATTCTCAACTTCGGCGGCTGGCCCTGGATTCCGTCCCGCAACCCGTTTGACGGAAGGAGCCTCGTGTAATGTGGGTCGAACTCGGTTTTATCGTCTCCAGCCTGGTCATCGGCTACATTTTCCGGCCCAAGGTCAAATACGACTCGCCGAGGCCTGGGACAATCGAGGCCAAGGCCATCGCCACGGCCGGGGCAGAAATCCCAGTGTTGTTCGGGTCCAGGGAAATCACCGGCCAGAACATCGTTTGGTGGGGCGACACAAAGACCAAGGCCATCAAAAAGTCAGGCGGTAAAAAATGACCGAGATCAGGGCGACCATGAAACACATCCGCCAGTGCAAAATGTGCTCACGCGGGACGCGGGCTTTTTTCGCCAAGCACGGTCTGGACTGGTCCGAGTTCCTGCGCGCTGGCGTGCCCGTCGAGGCCCTGGAGCAAACCGGCGATGCCATGGCCATACAGGTCGCACAGGCCGCACGAGCGGAGCAGGAGTAGCGCATGGGCGGAAGTAGCAAGAAGGTCACGGTCGGCTACAAATACTACGTCGGCATGCACATGGCGCTGTGTCACGGGCCGGTGGATCACCTGGTGCGAATTAATGTCGGTGGAAAACGGGCATGGGTCGGCAAGCACACAGGCGGAGCGTTGACTGTCGATAAGCCTGACCTGTTCGGCGGCGAAAAGCGCGAGGGCGGCGTCAGCGGTCAGATCGACATTGAAATGGGCGCACCAGACCAGGGCCAAAACTCCTACCTGGCTGCCAAACTCGGGTCGTCTCTGCTTCCCGCTTTTCGCGGCGTGTGTTGTGCAGTCTTGCGCCAAGTCTACGTCGGGCTGAATCCGTACTTGAAAGATTGGGGATGGCTGATGCAGCGCATCCACACGCGGATGAATGGAGAGGCCCAGTGGTACGACGAAAAGGCCCAGATAGGGTCATATTACGAAGATGAATTTATTCCAGCCGTCCCTCTAGAATATAAGATGCTTGTCCCAGTCCAGTCACCCGGGTGGCGTTATCGATCGTTGCCGCAAGACGATACGGGTAACTGGTCAGGGACTTGCGCGTTGACCGGGACGGCGCACTTCTGGGGCGGCCGTCCCGACCACCCGTACATAGGCGATCCATTTTTAGACACTGGCGGCACACAGGTCGATCTCGTGGCCACGACATGGATGGAGCGAGACATCGGGTTGACCGATCTTCGCCCCGTCAAAATTGTCGTCGCCTCTGATAATGACCAGACTGTGTGTATCAATGGCGTTGCAATCGACTTTAACGGCCAGCCGCGCGAGTTCACGCCCTACGGCGTGTTTGTTCAAACCTACACCTATCAGCCCACATCGTTGAGCTTTTTGTTGTCCATCCGCATCGGCGAGGCTGAGACTAATCCGACATCGGCCGCACTGAAGTACGGCGATGCCTATGTGTACCAAGAGGCCGCCGAAAACCCGAGCCAGTATTATCTAGGCACCTATGGCGACATGAACCCGGCCCACATCATCCGCGAGTGCCTGACGGACACGAACTGGGGCATGGGCTATCCCGAAGCGGACATGGGTGATTCGTTTGTTTCTGCTGCAGACACGCTGTTTGCCGAGCAGATGGGTATTTCTATCCTCTGGAGCCAGCAGACAAGCATCGAAGACTTTGTCGAAGAAATCGTGCGCCATATCGACGCCGCGCTCTACGTTGACCGCACGACAGGAAAGTTCAAACTAAAACTGATCCGTGATGACTACGACGAATCGTCGCTGCTCGTCCTTGATCAATCGAACATCAGCCGCGTCGAAGGGTATTCCAAGCAAACCCTGGCCGAACTCGTCAATGAGATCACCGTCACCTACAACTCCAACGAAACGGGCCAGACGGAAACGGTGACGCTGCAGAATTTGGCGATGATTCAGCAGCAGGGGGCGATCATCCCGGCCACTGTTGATTATCCAGGATTCGCAAACCAGCGCATCGCTGCGAAGGCCGCTGCCCGTGACCTGAAGGCTATGAGCACTCCGCTCGTGACGGCCACGATCTACGCCAACCGCGAGGCTGCGGTCCTCAATTCCGGCAGCGTGTTCAGGTGGAACTGGACCGAGACAGACGAGGACGGCAACGGGATTGCGACCTCGTACATCATGCGCGTCACCGAAATCGCTTTCGGGGATGGCGTGGACAACACCGTCCGCATCCAGTGCGCTCAGGACGTGTTTGCCCTGCCGGACGTCGTGTACGTCGAAGCCGAGCCGACCGAGTGGACTGACCCGTCAGTAGCGCCGCTCCCGGCAACGCCCCGCCTGATCATGGAAACGCCCCACTACGAGATTGTGCGCCAACTCGGAGAAGTGGACGCCGCCGCGAAGCTGACCAGCCTGCCTGAACTCGGCTACATTATGGTTGCCGCAGGACGTCCAGCCGCAGAGATCAATGCCGAACTGCAGGTTGATGCAGGTGCAGGGTACGTCGAAGGCGGGACGCTGGATTTCTGCCCATGTGCGGCCCTGGACGGCGGAATCGGCCACCTAGACACGACAGCCGCGCTGGAGGATGGCGTTGATCTGGACGAGTTTGTGGCCGGCAGCCTGGCCCAGATTGGCGACGAGATCATTGTCGTCGAGTCCATCACTGACGGCGTGGCAACGATCAGGCGCGGGTGCCTCGACACCATTCCGGCGCCTCACGCCGACGGGACCGCCGTGATCATTTGGGACGGCTACACGGCCAGCGACGATGTTGAGTATGTCGCCAGCGACGAGTTGGACGTGAAAGTCCTGACGATCACCGGGCAGGGGCCGCTTGCCATTGCGGACGCGCCGGTTGATTCGGTGACAATGGATCAACGGGCCTTGCGTCCGTATCCTCCCGCAGATGTGAAGATCGGCGGCTCCTACTACCCGGCCCTGATCGTGGCCGACGACCTCGTCGGCATTGTCGTCGCATGGTCGCACAGGGATCGCCTGCAGCAGACCGGCGGCACGGTCCTGGGGTGGACTGACGCGAGTGTCGGGCCCGAGTCTGGCGTGACGTATTCGGCCAGGCTGGTACGCACCGACACCGAGGCGGAATTGCACTCATCCACGGCGATCAGCGGAGCGACTGTCACATTCGCGCCGACATATCGCGGCGAAGTGCGGCTGGAGGTTTGGTCAGTGCGTAGCGGATTGGCGAGTATGCAGATTTTCGAGCACACATTTATGTATATGGACCAAGCGCCTGTCTACCACGGCACGACGCAGGTCTATCACGGAGCAAACGAGGTATATTATGAGCTTTGAACCATTGCTTGATGGACCCGGCGGCACACAGTTTGCCGTCGCGCCCGATTCCATCGCCATGACCGAGGAAGTCTATGCCCTGACCGGGACGGCTCCAAGCCTCGACCCTGACATCGGCACTATCCAGACATGGACGCTGACCGGCAACTCCGCGCCCGTTGACGCGCTCACGGATGGCCAGTCCATGACCCTGATGATTGATGACGGCAGCGCGTACAGCGTCACATGGCCGACAATGAACTGGGCAGGCGGCACGGCTCCCACGCTTGAGACGAGCGGGTACACGGTGATCGTGCTCTGGAAAATAGGCACGACATTGCGCGGTGCGCGGCTTCCGGGGGCCGTCGTATGAAGCTGGCAAAGCGATTGATAATGCGAAGCGGTGGATTTTCTTTTTCGGAGCTATCGGCTGCGGCATGGTATGACGCATCTGACGCGGGCACGGTTACAAATGTTTCCGGATATTGCAGTCAAATATTGGACAAGTCTGGAAACGCACGGCACATTACCCAAGAGACAGCGCAAAATAGGCCCGCAGTTTCCGGCGGCAAGCTGTTGTTTAATGGCAGTCAGGATATGTCTTATGTGCCGCCGACGCCTATTTTCGGATCATATGTGCTTATTGCACAGATATTTGATGTGTCAGTCCTCACCACTTATGTCAGACCGCCTCTCACGATTGGAAACGCAACCAATGGGGGTGCCCCCGTTGACCGCTACAACGCCACGCTGGTCGTCAACGCAGAAGGATACGACGGCATGGCAGGCTTGAGGGTTATCAACGCGCCTAGAATACTGATCACGACGCTCAAAAAGGATGGGGGTGGGGCGGGCATCCATCGTATCATCGAAAGACTGAATGGCACTCAGGTCGCATCGGCAACTATCTCGACCACATGGACAACGACGGGGCAGCGTTTTTGTCTTGGCCGTCGCGGAGACACTCTTACGAATTTGAACGGATGGATGGGAGAAGTAGTGGCCTTGGATTCTGAGCCAGCGACTTCCGTGATCGAAAAGATTGAAGGAAAATTGGCCCACAAGTGGGACGGGCTACTTGGCGTTTCGACGCTCAAAAATGCACTTCCATCCAACCACCCGTACAAAACATCAGCCCCTTGAGGTGACACATGGTACACAAATTTTTAGACGGCAAACCAGTCCCGGCCAACCTGAGGGCCGGCTTCCCGAACACATCATTCCCGGCGGACCTATCCGTAGCCGTCCTGCCCGATGGCTACGTCTGGGTCGCGCCGACCACGCCACCGGAGTGCGGCCAGTTTGAGCGCGCCGTGCCCGCTGATCCTGCGCAGATCGACGGCATGTGGGTGCAGGGTTGGCAGGCTGTCCCGTGGACGTCGGAGGAAATCCAGGCCCACCTCGTCGTCGTTATCCAGCAGCACCTCGACTCAACGGCGCAGTCCAGGGCTTATGACGGCATCCTGTCGCTCTGCACCTACGCGACAAGCCCGTCACCGCGCTTTGCGGCGGAAGGCCAGGCCGGCGTTGAGTGGCGGGATTCGTGCTGGACGGCAGGGTATCAGATTCTCGCGGAGTGTCAGGCCGGGACGCGAGAGATCCCGACGCCGGAAGAATTGATCGCGGAGCTTCCGGTCATGGTCTGGCCGGAGTAATTGAGCATGCAGTTTTTGCCGGACTATCCGCTGGTGTTTGTCACGAGAAGTGAGAAATCCCAGACGCCCCGCATTTCTCATTTCTCGTGACATAAATTCTCATTTTGCGCGACCGCTCACAGTGGGG